GTTAGAAATTGGTACTGGTTCATATGCAGATACCAACTATCCAAGTGAAATCTACGGACCAAGTGTTAATCCGATTAACGCTGATACAGAAACAGAAGAAAGAGACGTTGGTCGTTGTTTCTATGTAACCACAGACCAATATGGTAACTTCTCAGTTGGTCCTTACTTCCGAGTTGACCAAGGTACTGGTACTGTTACATTCTCATCAAGTATTGCGTTATCAAACTTAGACGGTATTGGTTTCAAACGCGGTGTTCCAGTTTCAGAGTTTTCAACAGACTCTGGTATGACTGACAATGCCACTGATACTGTACCAACAGAAAACGCAACACGTATCTATATTGAAAGACGTCTTGGTGTAACACACGACGGATCTGCTGTTGCAGCGGCAAACTTAATTCCGTTAACAACTGGTGGGTTCATGCCTTTAAGTGGTTTATTGGCAATGAAAGGTACAATGGATCTTGACAGCAACAAGATCGTTAACTTGGCCAATGCTACAAATCCACAAGATGCTGTTAATCTAAGAAGCCTAACATGGAATAACTTCCAAGATTTTACTGGTAGCAACGTTCAGGCCAATGACCTAATGGTATTCACCGGTGCTGGAAATAAAACATATAATGCTGCTATCGTAGGTGATATCAGTTTAAACATCGATTCAACTGCACACACTCTCGATGCACAGATTAATCCAGGAGTGATTGTTGATGCTGATGTTAACGCCAGTGCTGCTATTGATCAAACTAAGTTAAACTTAGACAATGCCTACACAACCACAGTCAGCAGCTTTACCGGAGTAACTGCTTCAGGCAGTGGTTCGGTGGCTACATTGACATTTAGCTCATCAAGTTCAACCGCACCTTACAGTGCAGGACAACGCATTGTTGTCAGTGGATTAAGTGTCAGTGGATATAATGGCACATGGACTGTAACTGGTTGTACAACTTCCACTGTGACTTACAGTTGTACAGCAACTGGTGCAGCCAGCGGTGGTACTATTAAACCACTTAAAGGCATCGCAGCATTCGATACCACACAGTTTACCATTACAGATGGCTGGGTAACTATGAAAGCCAACGGTGTAACTATTAACCGTATTGAGCAAATTTCATCTTACACAGTCTTAGGAAATTCTACATTAAGCACTGCCAGCGTTAGTCAGGTAGCATTTAGTTCTGTAGTTGACCTTGGTGCTGGTGTTAAAAAATCACAGTATTCATCAACTGGTTTCTTGAGAAGAACAAATACTGTAACAAATACTTCAGATACAGACTATACTGTCGTTGAAGCGGCAGCAGGTTCCGCAGCAGCACCCGAAGCCAGCAAACTGGTTATTAGAGATAGTAACGGTGACTTTGGTGCAAGAATAGTTGACCTAAGTCAACTTAAAATTGATGCTAACGTAGGCATTGATACTGCTACTACTGCTACTGGTGGTTACATTAGATACTACGGTTACAACACAGTTGGTGGTATTTTAATTCAAAGTGGTTCATTGGCAGCTGATGCTAAGACTGCTTATTGGAATGACACACATAACTTTAAAACCAAAGACGGTCTAAGTGATGCTCCGATTACTGCGTCAAGTGTACAGTGCCAGGCATTAACCACAGGTGGAAACACCACAGCTGGTACTATTACAGGACGTTGGACATTGACTGGTACAAGTCCAAACGAATCAAGATTACAGGCAACTTACTCCGCTGACCTTGCAGAAAATTACGAGGGAGACAAACAGTACGAAGTAGGAATGGTTCTTGTGTTTGGTGGTGATAAAGAAGTTACTACAACCAACGTCAAGGGCGATACAAGAGTAGCAGGTGTTGTTTCAAACACTGCTGCTTATACCATGTACGAAGCATGTCCAGGATTTAAAAACTTAGTAGCATTACAAGGTCGTGTACCGTGCCGCGTAGTTGGTAAAATCAAGAAAGGAGATATATTGATAACATCAGGAATCCCAGGAGTAGCCATGGCTGCCGTCGGCGATGTTAAAGTTGGTACTGTTGTAGGTAAAGCACTGGTAGAATATGACAGCGATCATATTGGAACAATTGAAATTGCGGTAGGGAGAACATAATGGCATTTAATAATAATATCACTCCGGGATCACCTCCATTAATATGGAGTGATATCAACGAAGCGTTTAAACAGATAAACGAAAACTTTGACATCCTTGCTGTGGCTGTTGGCGGAGTTGGTGGTTTAGTTAACTTTGAATCTTTAGATACAAATGTTTCACCAACACTGGACAATACATATAGTTCCGGGGGATCAGGCCAATGGTGTTTACATCGGTTCGGCACAGATCCGAGGTGTTGCATCTGCGATCGAACTTCCAGCAAACTCCACAGTAGTTGGGGTTCCAATTAAAGAGCCATTTTTCAATGCTGTACAGGTAGACAACGATTTAAGAATCGAAGCAAATACGACCGCAGCACCCTGGGGTGAAACTGTAAACTTAAATTCAGGTACTGCCATGCAGTTGGTAGTAAGTTCAGCTGCTGATTCAATTACATTTAACAACACAGGTGTTACTGCATTAGCCGCAGGTACTGGTGTTTCTGTAAGTGGTAGCACAGGATCGATCACTGTAACAAACACCGGTGTTATCAGTTTAACCAGCACAACATCATTACCGAGTGGGAGAACCGCAGGTGCTGGTATTAACATTGATCATTCCACTGGTAGTGGAATTAAAATAACCAATACTGGCGTATTAAGCATTGAAGCGGGCTCTGCGGCATTAACTGTTTCAACTGATGCTGCTACAGGTATTGTTACAATCACTAACGCCGCTCCGGCAGGTAACGCTTTCCGATATGTTGTGGTAGACGGAGATTTTGGTAGTCCTATCGAAGCTAACTCTACCAACGGTGCTGTTAATTTTATTAGTGGTGCTGGAATTTCTCTTAGCAAGAACACCATCACAGATGCATTAACCATTACTGTAAATCCTGTATTTGATCTTAAAGGATCAGTATTCGGTGATGACAGTTCTGTTATTGTTAACGCTATTGACCGTGTAGTAACTGCTGCAGGTGGATTTATCGGAAATATCACAGGAAACGTTACAGGCAACGTAACTGGTATATTAACAGGTAGTGTGATCGGTAATGTAACCGGTAATGTAACCGGTGATGTTAAAGGTTCAGTAGTTGGAGATGATTCAACGTTTATTATTAACGGTATTGATAATACCGTTACTGGTACTACAGTAACAGCTGGTTCGATTAGATTGACTGGGCATACTGTGTCAACTACAGACTCCAGCGGCATTACGGTCACTGCAATAACAACTTTCAATTCCGATGTTGTAGTTGAAAACGATTTAACTATAATTGAAAAATTAACAGTAAAGGGCAGCAGAGTTATTAATCTTGCTGAATTGAAATCTGTGGTGGCGGCGAGCTCGAGCTTTGCTGATTTCCAATCAAGAATAGCAGCATTGGCTTAATGGAGCGATAAATGACAAAACAAACAATTAACATAGGCACAACAGCAAATGACAAAAAAGGCGATAGCCTACGTGCTGCTTTTAATAAGGTCAATCTTAACTTTGACGAACTGTATGCTGCCAGTAACGTTTCATTTCCGAGTCAAACAGGCAACGGTGGAAAATATCTAACTACCAACGGTTCTACACTAAGCTGGGCTACCGTATCAGTACCAACAGACATTAATCAATTAGCTGACAGTTCTAATCTATTAAGCACCGCAGATGCTGTAGTTTCAATCGGTGCAACACCACCCACAGCCGCAAGCGGAAAACTGTGGTACGACACTACCAGTGGAAGGATGTACATTTATTATAGTGGCGCATGGGTTGATGCCAATCCCTAATCAAGGAGCGATATGTTAAGTTTTCCAAGTAGTCCAAGATCAGGACAAAGTTATGTGGCTCCTAATGGACAGATCTATGTATGGGATGGAGTCAAGTGGTTAGGAACTTCTGTAGGTGGAGGAGGTGGTACTACTTACATAACTAACGAAAATCCTTTTACATTTAGTGTAGCAGCAGACGATTCAACTCAACGAGAAGTATCCAGCGGCGAGGTAATTAAATTCATTGGGGCTGGATCAATCACAACAGCCAGCGATGCAGAAGGCAATATCACCATCACAGGATCAGGTGGCGGTGGAGGTAGTACAGCCTGGGCCGACATTACTGGTAAACCTACAATACCTACATTAACCAGTCAGCTAACTAATGACAGTGGGTTTTTAACTTCAGTAGGTACTATCAGTTATAATGATTTATCAAATAAACCTAACCTTGCTGGCACATATCAATTTTCAGTAGCAGCAGATGATTCGACACAGAGATTAGTATCTACAGATGAAGTAATTAAATTCTCCGGTTCAACATACATTACCACAGCCAGTGATACAGAAGGAAACATTACTATTTCTTGGTCAGGTGATCAAGCAGTGTCAACTTCTTCTGCTGTTAAATTTAACACAGTACGTTCAAATATTTTAGCCCCTCTTACAGTAGGTGCCACACAGTATACAATTACAAATATACAAAGAGAAACTCCTTGGACAAATCCTTATATTACAGTCAGTGGTTCTTTGGCTCCAGGATTTACCAGCGGAGCTTTACTTGAGATTTCAGGAGTTACAACTCCTTCACAGGCCAACGGATCTTGGTATGTGCAGTTCCGCAGTTCTAATTCTTTTAGGATTTATACCAATAGCGGATTGACCGTAGCACCTGATTCTACAAGTTGGGCCGCATATACTGGCAGCGGTATTGTTAAACTACCAGATACACCTGCTGATTTAACCATAACTAATAATTCTTTCGTTTGGACCTTTGGCTCAGATGGTAGAACAACATTGCCCGGAGTTGGAGGATATTCTTATATTGACACTGACAGTCAGTTACAGATTAACGCTAACGGATCAATTTGGGCCTTTGGCACAGATGGCAGTTTAAGATTCCCAGACACAACTGTACAGACCACAGCTTGGACTGGAACAGCCAACATAGCAAGAAATATCGAAAGTGAAAACGATGTTAGCATTAAAATTAATCTCACTGACTCTACACAGCGCATTTGGAGATTTGGTGAGGACGGTGAATTAACATTACCAGGCGGCACTGATACAATAACAAGCAATGCTGGCGGCCTCGATCTTAGCGTATTAGGCATGGACGACGAGACTGTGCTCACTGTCAATCTCAGTAGAAGTGGTGCGCTAAATGTTCCGCAGGCTGTTAATTTTAATTTTTTAGGCACCTATACAGGCCTTATTGGCGCCCAATCTGACGAAGTTGTTATTGCCGGTGTACCTAATGCAACAATTCGGATTGCTCCAAATGACGGTGCTAATGGGACTTTCCTGTTTGGCAACAATGGTGCATTAACATTCCCAGATGGTACTACTCAGAGTGGTAGATCTATAACTTTACCAATAAATCAAGTATTTGACTTTAACTTATCAAAATCAAGCCCGGCTGGATTTACAAGCAAAGTTTCTATTAGTCCAGGAGGATTAACAACGGATAATACTCAGGTATCTTTTCAAACTACAGGATCTAAAACTTGGACGCTTAACAGTGTCCAAAAAAGAATTGAGTATTCTGAGTCTTCAG